AACCCATCAACTTGACCGGGCAGCATGTCAGTGACATTGCCGGTGACGTCATTCATCATGTCGGCGGCCATGTCGTCGATCATTCCAGGGATCCGAGCAAACGCAACGATTGACGCTCCAACAAGCGCTCCAGACATCACGAAGCCCAGCACGCCGAGCAGATTGAAAACTTTTTGCATGGTGATTGCAGGTAAAACAAAAGGCCCCCTTGCGGGAGCCTGATGTCGGTCTGTGTGAGAAACCTGAGTTAGTTATAGCTCAAAAGTTCCACTTAGCACCCAGCTTGGTTCCAACCGAGGGATCATCCTCTGCCGTAATGAAGCTGAGTTCGCCATAGATGTTGACGTTCGGAGACGCCTGCACGCTGCCACCGATTTTGCCGGACAGTTCCATGTCAGAGTCGCTGCCATCAGAGGTAATGGCAGGGCCACCTTGCAGGTAAAAGCCATAAATGCCATCGCCACCTTCGTAGCCAATATGCAAATCCGTGGTTGAGCCCTGATACCCGTCCTGGTATCCAGCGTTATTTTCCACGTTGGCATAGGGGCCTGCCAAGGCAGCTGAACCAGCGAGAACACCAGAAACAGCGATCGCGAATGGTTTGATCATTTGGAAGAGGTTTAACGTTTTCCCTGACCACGGTACTTCTTCCGCCCAATTTTGGGGCGTGATTGTTGTCCATTCCCTTGTCTGGTCTTCTTAGGTTTGCCCTGAACAAAAGTGTCGCCGTTAAGTGACTTCGCCATCAGATTCCGTCAGTTGTTTCTAACAAGGCGTATTTCTCAGACAAGCCTGTAAACAGGCCGTGCATTGGATGAGAGATCTGATCGCGGCCATCAAGGAAGAACAATTCCTCAAGCCACAGCGTTCTCGCCCGCATCACAGGCACATCTTCAGCACCCGGTTTACCGGCGATCATCGGGTCAGGACGCTTCATCAGGAGGGCTCAGTCGGCCATTCAACACTAAAAGGGAATCCTTCCTCTGCAGTGAAATTTCTCAATGCTGTCCGATAAGCCTTCCATTCTGTCTTCTTTGCTGTGGTCAACGGGCTATCAGCCAGAACAGTCCAATCAGACGCAGTTAAACGCCGGTTGCGTTCTGCACGCAGAGAGGAAGAAAGTTTAGTTTTTCTTGCTGCTTTTTCTTCTGCAGTTTGGTCCTTAACTTGCCAGCTCTGACGCCATTCACCACCTTCCAATACAGGTGATACCTCGACACATTTTTGTGTGTCGGGGTTCCATTCAGGCTGGCCGGTTTTTACAACTGGAAAAACGTTCCAATCGGCCAAGCATTGCAAGCTTGGATTAGCAGGAAAGCAGGTCCGTGGATTGTCTCGTCTCAGAGCGCCGATTGAATATGGGTAGGTCTCGACGGCCTGATTGGGGGCAAGGACAAACATGGTTTTTACGTCTGTGCTACGTCAGTTGATGGGAACTGCCGTGTATCCCCAGGATAAACAATACGAACAGCACCACCACCACCGGCGCCAACACCTCCATTACTCCTTATACATCCGCCACTTCCTCCTCCATAATCGCCGCCATATCCGCTAAATCCGCTGAAGTCAAAATCCTGTCCATCGTCACCCCCAGATCCGCCTTTACCGCCTTCATCACCAGATGTACTTGTGCCGGCGGCACCATTGCTCCCCTGTCCAAAAATTCCAACACCACCACCACCAGCAGCGCCAAAATCAGTGCTTTGACGCCTTAAACCGCCACCACCGCCACCGCCAGAACCAGCGCCAGGACTCGCCTGAGCAAAACCTTGACCTGTTCCACCATCACCCGAATAGCCACCAGCTCCGCCGCCACCAGCCGCATAACCGGAGGACTCTTCTGGACCAGCGCCACCGTTCCCACCGCCATCTCCTACATAAGAACCGCCAGTAGCATCATTGGTTCTGCCACCCTCGCCCCCGCCACCCTTAACAGTAGATGCGCTGATGAAATAACTATCACCACCATCGTTTGATGCTCCGAAACTGGTTGCACCACCCGCTCCAACAACAACTGTGTAGGAAGTTCCGGCTGTTACAGAGATGTTGTTTTTATATCCCAGCCCACCTCCTGCACCAGCGTCTCCTCCAGTTGACGTGGTATTGCCAGTCCCACCGCCGCCAACACAAACAACAGAAACAGAGGTAACACCATCTGGGCAAGTCCAGGTTGTGCTGCCAGGTGTTGTGAAAACGTCCTCACCTCTAACAGCACCAGCGCTGCCTGATGCACCAGCCAAGATGTTGCTACCAATAACACTCATGAGTAAGCAAGAGTAACTACGCAGTGAATGGAGGTTGAGGACCTAACTATGTAATCAAGTCTGTCGACAGCGTTTGCTGTAGTTGTAAGCGTCGGAGCTGTTCCGTCAGCAAAATCATAATAACTGCCAAGCGTAAGAGTACGGCTTCCAGTTCCATCTTGTACAAGAAAAATAGATCCAGATTGTCCAGCAACAATGTTGCTCGGGTTATCTAAAGTACGATTCCCGCCAAGCGTCACCGTAAAATTGTTTGAATCAGCAAGGTTAATGCTGATATTTGCTCCGTCAGTCAGTGTTGTAACTTCTCCACGTTGTCCGGCGGTAAATGTTTGGGCTGCATCTGTTTTCGCAGTGTCTGCATCGTATGCCTGAACATCCGAGCCAATTGCTAAACCAAGCGTGGTGCGCTGTGCAGAAGCATCCGCATCGTCAAGCAGTGCGCGACCAGCAGACGTGCAGCTGATTTCCTCAACAACACCAGCGCCAGAACTGCTGCGACCAAGGATCTTGTCGGTGGCCGTTACGTTTTGAATCTTCGCGTAAGTGACCGCATCATCGACAATCTTGGCTGTTGAGATCGAGTCATCCGCGATGGTGACTGACCCATTAGATGCGGCCGTAACGCGCCCTTGTGCATCAACAGTGATGCTGCTCAGCGTGTAGCTACCAGCGGTAACAGAAGTGTCTGCAAGCTTGTCTGCAGTAACTGCATCGTCAGCAATTTCAGCGGTGCCGATCGTCCCAGAAGCGGCAGCTGTGATTCGGCCTTGTGCATCAACGGTGATGTCAGCTGCGGTGTAACTGCCTGCGGTGACAGCAGTGTCGGCCAACTTAGCTGCGGTCACAGCGTCGTTAGCGATTGTCAGTGCGCCTGAATTGCTAATGGTGGCGTCACCGGACAATGCAACTGCGGTAGGCACGTTGCTGGTGTTGCCAACAATCAACTGACCGGAAGTCAGGTTTGCAAGCTTGGTCAGCGCGATGCTGCCAGCCAACATCGCGTTGGTGACCGAACCTGTATCGCCCGTCGTTACCAGGGTGCCAGAAATATCCGGAAAAACTAGGGTCCTGTCGGCAGTTGGATCTGTGATCGAAAAGGTGGTCTCGAAGTCATCAGCAGTGCTGCCCTCAAAGACAAGAGAAGACGCGGTGCCAAGCGTTATGTTGCCACTAAATGTTGTTGTTCCGGTGAACGTCGGGCCAGCCAGTGACGCCTTTTCGCTGTCAAGCTCTGCGATTGCAGATTGAACATCATCCGCGGCAACGTTGCCTGTAGGGGAAAAGCTGACGTTGCTTGCAGCCGTAGCAGCCAGTGCAGTTGAAAGGTCAAGCACCTCCCACGCATCGCCGGTTGACAGCAGGAAGTCAGGCGGTGCCAGAGCTTCTGCTGGCGCGTTACCCGATCCAGTACCCGACTGACTAACGGTCAAGTAATGGTTGGCGTTGCTAGTTGCAGGCGCAATTAACGCTTGGCCGACGGTCAGGCCGATTGCAGTGCCCTTAGCGGTTACTGAAGCGACAAGGTTTGTGTCGGCGTTATACGTTCCAGCAAACACAATTTCACCGCTAACAATGTCAATCGACTTGAAAGCGTTTCCATCGTAGATATATAAATTTTCATTTGTCGCATCATATAGCAGCTGTCCGTCAAAATCCGCCGTTCCAAAATCAACGACACCGTCTGTGTCTGGAGCCCCTGCAAATCTGGTGACAGAACCGTCCGCGAGTTTCCCGCCGGTCACAGCATCGTTCGCGATCCGTGCTGTTCCAATCGTTCCTGAAGTCAGCTTTGCTGCGCTGATGTCTGGGATGTCAGAAGCAGAAAGCGTTGTGCCAGCAGTGACGTGACCACGAGTGTCAACAGTGACTTTCGGGTAGGTGCCAGCAGTAACACCTGACGTGTCATGGGTCAGCGCACCAGCGCTACTAACAGACAAAGCACCAGAGGGAACAGACAGGCCGCCTTTGGCAGTTGTAGTGCCAGCAGGTAGATCAGTTCCGGTCAGCGCGGTCGTTGCCGTGATGTGACCTTGGGCGTTAAATGTGATGCCGCTTGTCGTTCCAGCCGTAATGCTGTCGGTGTGATTCAGCTGGCCGCTACCTGTAACGCTTAAGCCGCTGCCAACAAAAATGCCACCAACTGCAGAGGTAGTTGCCTTAGGCAGATCACCAGCGGCAATGCTGCCAACAGCAGTGATATGACCAGAAGCATTAACGGTGAATCCGTTTTTGGTCTGACCAGTGACGCTGGACTGGTGAGAGATGACACCACTGCCATTGACGCTCAGGCCAGAGGCAGACGGAACACTGATGCCGCCAACTGCAGAAGAGGTTGCAGCATCAACGGAAAAC